ACGCGGCTGAAGCGGCGCGTCGGTGTCGCAGAGGAACCACAACGTCGGATTGCCCGCCTGCAGCTGCAGGGTCAACAGCTGCGCCCCGGCTGGCAGGTTCAGGTCTTGGTGCCCATTCATTTTCAGCGGCCATTTCCAGATGCGTAGGGCCATGGTCAGTCCTTTGTTAGGGAAAAATCCGCTGGTACTGCGGCGTCGGCACCCAGCGTTTAACGATCGTGCAATGCCGCGCCTGGCCCGGGTACAGCTCGTCAAACAGGGCGAAATCGCGGGTCGCGGTGGCCGAGGTCACCCCGAAAAAGTCGGTCAGGTGCATCCGCCCGATGTACCGGTAGTGGAACAGGTGAAAGTCGATAAAGCGCATGCGCTGCTCCATCGCGTAGGTCAGGCGCTCCCGGCCACACGGGGTTAAACCCACTTTGTCAGTTTCCACGCGCAGCCTCCGTAGCCTCTAAAGAGGCTTCGACGGAAGCGCCCAGACGGTCCAGAACCTGGTCGCAGGCGGCGCGCTCATCCTTTTTGCGGGGGTGCCAGTGATGGGCAATCTCGTGAAACACATGGACGATCATCGAGGCATACCCGTCGCGCTGGCCACGCACCAGGGCGAGGTCAGTCTTGGCGTTGGCCAACTCGACGGCGATGCCGTGGAACCCCTCCAGATCGCGGCGCAGGGCCTCGGTCTGGCGATATAGGGTTTCCAACGGCTCCTGCATCACCCCGGGTTTCGGCATCGGGTTGGTCAGCGCCTCTTGCCAGCGCCCAGCAGCCCCCAAGCAGCCGTCGTCCTGCCCGGCCCAATACTGCGCATTGGATTCGTCGTGCTTGCAGACCTCCAGCTCCAGGGTCAGGCGCTCAACCTGATCCTGCAGGGCCTGCATTTCAGCCGCCCATTGGTTCGGTTCGGTCATTGCGCGACCCCCGTGCCTTCCGGCAGCGACAGCAGTTGCGTCGGCGTCAGCCGCGGGGTTTCCCCGCAGCGCCCCGGCTCGCGGTACAGGTAGCCAGCCTTGATTTCGACCTCGACCCCGGCCACCCACACCAGGCAATACTTGTTGCGGTCGTAGCTGAGCACTTCGCACTGGCGGATCGGCGCCTCGACCCCGGCGGTGTCGCCCAGCTCCAGAATCGGGTAATCGGTCCAGGCAATCATTGCGGCGGCGCCATCTGGATCTGCATCAGCATGTCGTGCGCCCGGCAGAGCGGGCAGGCCTTGTGCCAGTTGGGCACCATGGCCAGCCGGGCGGTGATCGCGTCGGCGATCAAGATCGGGGTCAAAACGTCAGCGCCCAGCAGGCTGGCCCGCCAATCCACCAGCTCCCTGGCCTGCACCGGCACGTATTCGTGCGGGTTGAACAGGGTGATGGGTGGCTGGGCCTGCGGCGGCTCACGCTCCCACAGCATCGGGTCTTCGCCGTTCCACAGCAGGGTCTGAATTTCCAGGGTGTTCACCGTGGACGGGAACGCCTTGTGATGCCAGCCGTGAATCGTGTGCGGACAGTCGCCCTCCCCTCGAATGAACACATAGACGTGGGTGGTCTCGGGATCGCGCGTGTCAAAGCGCAGTTCTTCGTAAAACGCGGAAGCTTTGCCCATGTCAGGACTCCTGGGATTCAGGTTCAGGGGAGGTTTTTGGCCCGACCAAGAAGGACGGCGGACGCGGGAAGGCCACGCCGATCGGCCTCCAGAGGTGCAAACAGTAGGGGTGAAAGGAAACGTAGTCCGATTTTGGCGGGTGATACTGAAGTACACAGTCCTCGGCGTCCCAGAACAGGTCCTTGACGATGCACATCACATCCCAGGACGGGGTTTTGGTCGGGAAACTGACGCTGACATGCTCCCAGCCGGCCTGGTCGGCGGCCATGACCCTAACCTTGAGCACCTTGGCGCTGTTGGGGTCGCGCAACGGGATGATGAACGCGCCATTGTTACCGTGGTAGGCGTTGGAGGCCATCACGCCGGCGGTGATACGAAAACGCTCAGGGACATGGAAAGCCATCATGATTTCCTTATCGTTTGAAGGAGTCCCGCAGATCAACCAGCGCCTTGCGTTCACGGCGCCGGGCGAAATAGCGGACGGGGTTGGGGAATACGGAAAGGAACTTGGTCCGCTCGTAGGGGGTGTCCTGCAGAGAGAGTGCGTGCTCATGGGCCCGCGTCAAATGCTGCATCACCTCCGAAAAGTAGCTGCGCTCGCAGCGCTCGTCCTCCGGCAAAGCATCAAGATGCTGCTGCAATTCAGCGATCTGGGCCTCAATCCGGCGGGCGTGCTCAAACCAAACCGTCGTGGTGTCGGCGTGCCCGGCCAAACAGCCGAGTTCCCAGCAAATCCACAACGTGATGACCAGGCCAAGGAAAGGCGCGTCGACGGCGTGCAGCCAGACCTGCATAAACACCTGCGAGGCCACCATGGCCAACAGGAGGTTCGAGGTTAAAATGAACCGGAGTGTTTTCAAGGGGCTGCCCTATTCGCCCAGATGGGCGCGCTGTTGTGAATTTCGATGCGTTGGGCGATCACCACCGCCCGCTGGGACACGGTCGGCGGCACGTACCAGCCGAAGTTGTCGGTGTCGCCGCAGTGGCGCGCGACATTGGTGCTGTCGGCACTGGCCAACGGTAGTTTGGTGAAAATTTTCGGGTTGAGCATGCGCAGGCCGTGCAACCGGCAGCGCGGGCGACCCTGCTCGTCACAGATTGCCCGCAGCGCCTCGTCCATGCGCGTCCACCAGCCGACCGTGCCCGGGTTCGGCCATTCGCCGGAACTGCCGAGCGCCACGGTGCGCCAGTCCGTGGCCAGGCGCTGCAACCGCTCCAGCGATTCGTGCAGGTGCCACACCGGCACCCCGGGCAGCTCCTTCGGCCACTGCTCCAGCAGCCGATCGTTGTCGGCCTCCTTGCCGTCGATCTTGTCCGGGATCAACGCCCAGTCGAAGCCCGGGTGGCGGTGCCAGTCCTCGACCCAGCGGGTATAGCCATGTACGTCCAACGGCATGCCGCGGACCCACGCGCTGTACGCGCCGTTGTCGAACACGAAGGACGAACAGACGTCGGCGACGATCGCCACGTCATCCTTGCGCGGGAACGGCACCAGCGCGTGGCGCCCCAAGAGAAAACGGGCCACCTCGTGCCGACTGCCGCTCATGGGCGTGCCGTGGTAGTGAATCATTCCGGGAGCCGTATGGATTCGATGTCGACCCCCTGGTGGGTGCCGAACAGGGTCAGCTGCCCGCCCAGCACCTGGTGCAACTGGTCGGCGATCTGCTCCTGAATACCTACCTTGATCAGTGCGGTCGCCGCCTTGATATGCTCGACCCAGATCATCCCGACGCTGCGGATCTCCAGCCGATAGATAATCTGGTCGCCGTCGTTGGGGCAGGTCGCCGCGAAGGTGTGACGATAGATATTCATGGGGCATCCCTATTGTTTGGCCAGATCCGTCGGGTCGATCCGGTTGCCGTAGCGGTCGCGGATCAGGCAGCCACCGTCGCGCATGTCGAGGCGCAGGGTCAGGTATTTGCAACGAGGGTTGTTCATCCACGCCCATTCTCCGGCGTGCATCTGCTTGAGCACGGCCAGCACGTCGTCGAGGTGATCCCACTCAGGCGGCGCGTGCTGGTCGCGGTGGTCGGTCAGTTCGCCGATCGGCAGCATGCGGTTGTTGAAGTCGTCCGGCAGCCGAGTGTGCAGTTGGCCGGTCGCGGCATTGCGGTAGACCTGGGTGTCGTGGCCGCGATCTGTCCCGGCGCCGATGGAATGGCCAAGCAGCTCGTAAGTGCCGCCTTTGCCGTCGCAGGTGTACAGGAGTTTCCCGTGTTCAGGCATGTCAATTACTCCCTATGGGGTGCCGTCCATTTACTTTCTAGCGGGCAAACCGTCAGCCTTCTCGGCCTGGATGCGATCGTAGATTTCTTCGCGGTGAACGTCGATGCCCTTGGGTGCGTCGATGCCGATGCGGACTTGCAGGCCACTCACACCCAGCACTTTCACGGTGATGTTGTCGCCAATTTTGATCGTTTCGTCGATGCGGCGGGTCAGTATCAACACAGTCCATTTTCCTTGTTTGGGTTTGGCCAGTCGGCACAGCACGTTACATTTCCCGTACAACCCTGAATAGACCCTGTAGCGAATCGGAATAAACCCGACCTGGCTTTTCAAGCGTAGATGAACACTGCCCATGCCGCCTCCAGAGACTGTTTAAACCTTGCGACCGTTTTCGCCGTAGATTCGGCCACACCCCCGGCACTTCAAGCCTTTGACCTTGTAGTCGCGGCTCAGCGCTTTAGCTTTCTCCAGGGGAATTCTCAACCAGCGCGCCTTGTCCGCTGGGTCGATCAGTTCAATCGTGGTCGGCTTGGTCATGCCGCCGCACGGGCAAACCTTGGCGTCACTGGTCAAGCCTTTAATGGCTTGCTGCTGCGCATGCTTTGCCAGGATGGACGCATTGATCGCGTGTCGCTGCTGTTCCTTTTTCGCTTGATTGCGCAGCGCCGATTTGCCCCGGTGCATGAGCCAACTGTTTCTGGCGACCTTCTCGGCTACTTCGTCAACGTAATGCCACGGCAACGGCATGCGCGTAGCGGCGTTGACCTTGGCGGCGTGCTCGGCCAGATGGTTTGCCCAGTCCACGTAGGTTCGGTTAAGGAAAACCACCACCGTGAGGGCAGCGTAGGGGCTGATTGCGTCTTCTAAGTTCTCTTGAATATCCATCACTGCCTCGCGCTTTTGTTACTGGCACTGCCGGTCAGTTGTCGAAGTGCATCCAGATGCCACCGGCCAACAGCCTGCGTAGCCATTTTGGCCAGACTTTTAGCGTTGTTAACCGCTTCGCCCTTAGGTTTTATAAAGAAAGACAGAGGATTTTCCGGTTTCGGTGGGTCTATTTTCCGGATTCCTTTTAACGCCATTTTTAGAAGCCTCAACAGCCTCGGCAGCAGGCGCAGATGGCGCGTTGGCGCACGGTAATGGCGCTTCACGCACCATCCGATCAGGTTGGCTTTGGTCAGGGTTTCAAGGGCGCGATTGATCGCTGACGGTGACAGGCCGAGGTAGCTGGCTAGTTCGCGGGTAGGCCACGTCACGCCATGCTGGGTGGCGAACAACTTGTCGTACTTGAAAAGGAGCTGTTCCAGGACGACCGTAGCCGTCGCGCGCTTGCGCACGTCGCCGGTCAGGCCCAGCACTTTGTGGACCGCATCCAGGCGCTGCTGGGGGCCGTAGGCTTTACTGCGGAAAGGTCTAGTAGCCTTTCGGCTTTGGATGTCGCTCGCGTGCATTGTCGTTTCACCATAACCGGTTGTCGGGTTATGGATCACGGAGGGCGAAAAGGATTAGCGAGGAACCGTCCTGGTGTTGTCTAGGGGGGGTGAACCCAGTAGAATGTCCGGACGGTTCACGCCATCCCCGTCGAAAAGAGATAGTTCCGTGATCCAGTGAACAGGAGCCCCGGCAAGGGCAAATGTTCGACCCAAAGCCCGCTTTTGCGGGCTTTGTACTTTGTGGGCCCCCGCCTAACAGCGGGGGCTTTTTCGTTACAAGGCAACAGGATACGGAGCTAACCTTAGTCCGTACAAGACCTAGCACAAGGCCAGACAGGGGTTGACAATTGGCCAAGTGCCAGTATTCGGGCGAAATTGTCCGACAGAATTTTGCCTCAAGCCTCGGAAAACAAGGGGCGGAACCCTTTCCGCACCCCCGCGAAAAAAGTGCCCAGATTTCTTACAAATATTTAACTATTTTTTCCTTGACCTCGGGAAAAACCACTCCGGACCCTCCCGATTTCGCATCCGGCACTAGGCTTAA